GCGACGGTTGGGAGTGCTCCCATCAACCGCTGGATTGGAAAGCGGGACCATGTTACCAGCCATGTGGAAAGTGGTGTTGGATGTGGTAGAGGAACAAGCACGTTAAAACGCGTCCAAGGGTTAGGCTGTGGGGAAAAGGGGTGGCAACACATCCTTTTCCCCCCAGCCGAGTCGTAGGAGTCAAGAGGGTCACTGAAGTGTGACATAGGGTGGTGCGACGGAGGGGCACCATCACAAGGGCGCAGCGATTTGCGCCGAGTTATAAATGTACGACCAGTGGAGCCTGGGTATTCTCCCCCCTTCGAAACTGGGTTATGCAGAGACCCACCCCCCCCCTAAACCCATCATGATGTACAACGTTAATATTAACCGAGTCCATCTAAGAAAAGAAGACCCCGTAGGCTGGTCCCTAACCAGGATCACCGACCGCATTTTAGCTGTTTGCTGTTGTTTACCAGAGATTGATGAAAGTGTGATTGAATATGCCGATGAAATGATGGATAATTGTGGTGACATTGCTGAAGAACAACTTGCTGATCCAGTGAGTGTTGTTCAAGCAAATGTCTCCATGATGAAAAATGAAGAGGAAAATGGCCTAGCGAGTGTTCAGGATGAACAGAGCGTTGATGAGGATCCAAGTAGCCCTTGTGTGCAGTTGGTTTCCTTTGTCCCGCGGTTGGCAACCCATACGGTGATTGGTACCGTTGTGGATGACTCGCTTGATGCTAGTAGCGATGGTGATGACGAGGGGCACGTCATCAATGATATTGTGACGGATCTGGAAAGTGGTCCGTGGGAACATCGCAGCAGCAGCGCCAAACACGTATTGTTGAGGAGTAAGAGCAGCGTGGTTGAGAACACACGTGCCATCCACAAGCGTGGTGGTTACACCCGTGCCGTTGTGCATGAGTGCAAAACCCGATTTGGTAGGCCTGAGCGGACAGCAGCTAACGTCCTCGCTGTGCGACGGTATGCACTTGATATTATGACGCGACATGGACTCCGACCTACGCACATACAACAACAACTGCCAATGGTAGTTGAGTTGGTGTTTGTGCGTTCGGCCGCTGAACATGAAGCTGAATATCTAACGGAGACCCTCCGCTACGCTGATCGGCATGGCGGTCGGTTCTCGTGGTTTCGTCGCACGTACCACTACTTGGTTGGTGTTTCACCAACCAGGAAGTGGTACTGAGGGCGCCCCGCGAGGGTAGAGGGTGTGAGTCGGCATAGTGTGCTGACTCACAAGGACCTGCATCTCTACCCGCGGATAGCAGGCGTTCGCAGCCGAGCGATCACAAAGATCACTGGAATAGCACCCCAGGGATCGCTCGGTGTTTTTAATGCTGATCTTAGTACCTTAGCCACCGCATTGTTGGAACGGATGTATTTCTGTGATGTGGGGGGTGTTATGACCCCCGCGCCATCCCCCAGCAAGGAAGTGGTGAACAAAAAGTTACAGTTGTTTCGCACACACTTGTTCCGTCATAGTTCTCGTGTCACCGCACTCACCCTCGAAGAGGTTGTTGAGACGTATAGCGGTCGCAAGAGGGCAATTTATGAGGGAGCATTGAGGTGCGTACAGGTTAATGGAGTTGTTCGACGTGATGCTTTTAGTGCTGCATTTGTAAAAGTTGAAAAAGGTAATACTGTTAAGGCACCAAGGTGCATACAGCCCAGGAGACCCGCTTACAACCTTGCTGTTGGCCAGTACATCAAACCACTGGAGCATGCCATCTATCGATGGATTGCTCGTGTGTTTGGTGATGGTCCAACAGTTATGAAGGGTTATAATGTCGAGCGAGTTGCTCGCATAGCGCGCGGTAAATGGGATAGTTTCCACCACCCAGTGGCAGTAGGCTTGGATGCTACCAAGTTTGATATGCACGTTTCGGAGGCAATGTTGTCGTGGGAGCACAACATATACCTCCAAGTGTTCAATGGCAACTCAGAGCTTCGTGAGCTCTTGCGGTGGCAAATGAACAATATTGGTGGAGGCTATTGTGATGATGGCAAGTTGAAGTACAGTGTTGTTGGGAAGAGGTTCAGTGGAGATATGAACACAGCACTTGGAAATTGCCTCATCATGTGTGCCATGGTTTGGAGCTACGCACAGGAGCGTGGCGTCCATGTGAAACTCATCAACAATGGAGACGACTGTGTGGTTTTCATGGAAATGGAGGATCTATCTAGGTTTTCTGTGGGGTTGAATGAGTGGTTCTTGGACTTAGGGTTTCGTATGACTGTTGAAGATCCTGTGGAAGATTTCCAGAAGGTCGAGTTTTGTCAGATGAAACCAATCGAAGTGGCCGAAGGGTGGACTATGGTGCGTAACATCACCACAGCGCTCACCAAGGACACATTGTGCACGTTGCCAGTGCGCGATGAGGTCGGACTTCGGAAGTGGATGTTTAGTGTTGGCACTTGTGGACTAGCTCTGTGTCGTGGTGTGCCCATGATGCAGAACTTCTACAGGGCCTATGTGCGTGAAGGCATTGATGACCACGGTAGGGTGGGCAATGCAGTTCAGATGCAGTCCGGCATGCGGATGCTGGCTGTTGGACTGGAGGAAAGGTCTGAACAAATCACTGACAAAGCACGCTATGACGTGTACTTGGCTTGGGGCATTACACCTGATGAGCAGGTTGCCGCTGAGGAGTACTATGATAGGTGGAAATTCGATTATGCTCCCACTGATATAATCGACGAACCACTACTATATCAATGTCTATAGCTTATCATGGCAACTACTGCGGACCAGGGTGGTCTGCCGGTGCATACCAAAGTTCTGTTAATAGCAATGTTCCTGCTACCGACGTGTTTGATAGTACGTGCAAAACGCACGACGCTGTCTATGCGACTGGTGGCGACCTTGCGTCAGCAGATATCGCGTTCGCATCAGCAAACCTCACCAGCATCAACCCAAAGCGATGGGTCGCCGGAGCAGCGGTTGGGCTTCAGGGCCTGGCCAGACACGCCGGATTGATACAACGCTACGGGCGAGGGTCCGATGATAATCTACAAACCACAACCAACTTACAACCAAACCAGAGATTACCGACAACAACTAATATGACCAGAAAGGGACCGAAACCTGTTCTGGCACCATTGACCAAGAAGGAAAAGGCGAACATCAGCCGTATAAAGGCTGATTTTGCAAAGTTGCAAAACCGAGGACCACCAATGAATTTGAAGCAGAAGTCCCGGTATTTGCCACCAATTAAACCAAGCATGTCTATTGCTACACCACCAGTCAGCATTGGAACGACTGTTACTTCGACACAACCCACCACGATGCCCACACCAGATGGTGTTATGTTGAGGCATCGTGAGTTTTTGTGTCAGGTGTACGAAACAAACAATAGTAGCTTCCAGTTGAGTGCGGCGGCACCGCTCCATCCAGCGTACTATCCAGCTAGTGCTATGGGGCAATTTGCGCGAGCTTACCAGAGATATCGGT